GCGCGAGAATAAGGCGAAGATTATTGCATCGGGTCTCGGCGACCCAAACAATCTGTTTATCCGTTTTGGTAACGGCTGATGGGCATCCGCACTGAGATTTTGCGTCGTTTTGGCCTTCAGCCGATTCCGAAGGCGCTGCCGCCAGTGCGCAGGCGGAATTATGCAGGCGCAATGATCAGTCGCTTGACTAGCGATTGGATGGCGACGCAGGCAAGTGCGGATGCTGAGATTCGCACCAGTTTGCGGAAGCTACGCGACCGCAGCCGCGAGATGGTGCGGAATAATCCGTACGCAAAGCAGGCAAAGCGGACAACACAGATCAATGTTGTCGGCAGCGGCATCAAGATGCAGTCGCAGGTGACGCTGCTTCGCGGAAATCGTCGAGACGAGCGTACAAATAGTTTGATTGAGCAGAAGTGGGCGTCTTGGTGCCGCGCTCAGCACTGCGATGTAGCGGGGCGCCATAGCTTCCACATGATGGAGTGGCTGGCGATTGGCGCGCTGCCGGAATCAGGGGAGGCGCTGTTCAGGATTGTGCGCAGGCCGTTCGGCGGTGGGAAGGTGCCACTGGCGCTCCAGATGCTTGAGGCTGATTATCTGGATGAGGAGTATCAAGGCCCAACCCTCGCCGATGGGAACGAATGGCGGATGGGCGTAGAGGTCAATGAATGGGGCCGCCCTGTGCGGTACGCCTTCCTCACGCGCCATCCAGGTGACTACTGGTTCCAGAACGCTCCGCAACGAAACGAAAAGCATGTCTTCCTGCCGGCGGAAGATGTCATCCATTTGTTTATCCCAGAGCGGCCACAGCAACATCGTGGCGTGCCGTGGTTCCATCCTGTGATGTCAGACGCGCACCAGCTTCAGGGTTACGAGGAAGCTGCTGTGATCCGCGCGCGTGCTGGCGCATCGATTATGGGCTTTATTACCAATCAGGAGGGCGAGCTTACCGCTGATGACGTTGAGAACGAGCGTCGGATCAGCGAATTTGAGCCAGGCATGTTCAAGTATCTGATGCCGGGTGAGAACGTTACGGTGCCGAACATTGATTCACCTGATCAGCAGTTTGAGATGTTTGTGCGCAATAAGGTGCGCAGGTTTGCGAGTGGTTTTGGGTGCTCATATGAGACATTGAGCCGTGACTTTAGCGATACCAATTATTCAAGCAGCCGCCTATCGCTGCTGGAAGATCGCGAGCACTGGAAGGTGGTGCAAGCGTATTTGATTGAGCATTTTCATATGCGTGTATTCCGCGAGTGGCTGTCGCTTGCGGTGCTTGCTGGTGAGCTGCCGTTTGACGATTTTGAAGCGCGGCCGGAGCGTTATGACACACCGCGTTGGATGGCGCGCGGCTGGGATTGGGTTGATCCGCTGAAAGAGGTAAAGGCTTACCGCGAGATGGAGCAGGCGGGCTATATGACGAAAGCGCAGATTGTGGCAAAGCTTGGCGGTGATTTTGATGAAAATCTGGCCGAGATTGCGCGCGAGCAGAGTGCTGCTGAGCGGCTAGGCGTGGAACTGGATCGGGACATTATTGAGCAGCCGATGCTTCCGGCTGATCAACCGCTACCGCAGGAGGAAGGCTGATGGGCGCGATGCCGACTGATGGAATGAAGGAGGAGGCGCGGCGTTACCGCGCTTGGAAGGATGAAGGTCGCAAGGGTGGCACTGATGTTGCTGCTCGGCGTGCAGGTCAGATCCTTAGTGGTGATGAGCTGAGTGACGAGACGATCCGCACGATGAGCGCATGGTTTGCGCGGCATGAGGTGGATAAGCAGGGGCAGGGCTTCAAGGTTGGAGAGGAAGGGTATCCATCGCCCGGCAGGGTGGCGTGGGCAGCCTGGGGAGGTGATCCGGGTAAAACATGGAGTGATGCACTTGTGGCTCGTATGGACTCAGATCGAGAGTTGACGGCTGATTTGACTGCGCCACAGGTGCAGTTATATGAGGCTTACGAAGAGATTGCGGAAGAGCTTGGCCAGTTTGGCCAGGATGCTGGACCGCATGGCTCGCATTACATGGCCGAAAGCCCGTTTGCGGGTGATGGCATGGTGTGCGCGAATTGCGTGTTTTATGCAGGGCCGCGCGCTTGCGAGATTGTGAGCGGTGACATTGCTCCTGAAGGCGTCTGCAAGTTCTGGATCATCCCGGAGCGATTGATGGAAGAGTCGCCCGAGATGGAAGAGGGTCGCCCTTATCCAAACGAGCATGCGGCAAGGTTGCGCGATCCTGGTCAATACGACCGTTTCCGCCGCCGCAATAACGCTGCTGGCAAGGGTGTTGATTTCATCTTTGGCATCAAGACCGGAGAGAGCGGTGCTGAACTGCAGGCAATCAGGTTCAAGCTGAGTGAGTTCACTGCTGCCGAAGCGCGTGCATGGTTGCGCGAGCGCGATTATGAGCCCCTTGCATTTGAAGAGGCAACAGGTGAGCGCTCTAAAGTGGAAGAAATTGAGGTCGAAACTGTGACCGAAAAACGCGCTGCACCTGATGCGCTTAAGGAGGGTGATTTTGTGTCGTGGAACAGCTCTGGCGGTCGCGCACGCGGTCGTATCGAGCATGTGATGCGCGAGGGCACTTTGGGTGTGCCTGGCACTGAATTCAGCATCGATGCCAGCGAGGAGGATCCTGCGGCATTGATTCGGATTTATCGCGACGGCGAGGCGACTGAGACGATGGTGGGCCATCGCTTCAGCACTTTGACCAAGATCGATCCGATTCGCGCGACGGAGGGCGGCAAGTTCCAGCGCTCTGAGGTGACCTCATTCCGTGCGTTGGATGATGAGCGGAGCTTTGAATTTCCGTTCAGCTCCGAGTATCCGGTGATGCGGTACTTCGGCAACGAGGTGCTGAGTCACGAGATGGATGCCGCGAATCTGGAACGCCTGAACGATGGTGCGCCGCTGCTGTTCAACCACGATCCTGACCGGGTGGTCGGCGTTGTGGAGCGCGCTTGGGTCGACGGGAAGAAAAAGCGCGGCTATGTCAAGGTGCGCTTCTCGCGCAATAAGTTTGCGCAGGAAGTGCTGGATGATGTCCGCGATAACATTTTGCGCGGCATCAGCTTCGGCTATTCGATCGACAAGATGGAAGAGCGCGGAGATGACTTCGTGGCTACTCGATGGTCGCCTTACGAAGTCAGTGTGGTCTCTATACCTGCTGACCCTACGATTGGAATCGGCAGGTCTCTAACTGATGAGACCGTTGTTCAAGCGGCCCCAGCCGCATCACCAACACCTGAACCCGAAATGGAAAACACTCCAGATCTGGAGGTGATCCGGTCCGAGGCCGTCGAGGCCGAGCGTACCCGTATCGCCGCCATCAGCGCACTGGGCGAAAAGCACCAGATGCAAGACCTGGCTCGCGAGCTGATCGATGGTGGTCGCACTATCGATGAAGCTCGTGCTGCTGTCCTTGAAAAACTCGGCACTCAACCCGTGGAACAAGTCATTCGCTCTGCTGACGTCACTTCCAATGATGTTGGCCTCTCCGACAAGGAGACCCGTTCGTTCAGCTTTGCTCGCGCACTGAACTATCTCGCTAACCCCAGCGATGCTTCTGCTCGTCGGGCTGCCGAGTTTGAGATCGAAGTCGGTAAGGCTGCTGCTCAGAAATATGAGCGTGCCTCTAACGGCATCGTGATCCCCAACGAGGTGCTGCGTCGTGATCTGGTGGTGGGCACTCCTACCGCTGGCGGCAACCTGGTGGCTGATGAGCTGCTCGCCGGCAGCTTCATCGATCTGCTGCGCAACCGTCTTGCACTGGCTCAAGCTGGCGTGACCATGCTGACCGGCCTGCAGGGCAACATCAGCATCCCCCGCCAGACCTCTGCTGCTACCGCCTACTGGGTGGGTGAGAACGCTTCTCCGACCGAGAGCCAGCAGGCAATCGATCAGGTGAACATGACGCCCAAGACCGTGGGTGCTTATGTCGACTACAGCCGCCGTCTGCTGCTGCAGTCCTCGATCGACGTGGAAGGCATGATCCGTAACGATCTTGCTCGCGTGATTGCTCTTGAGCTTGACCGCGCTGCTATCTACGGCACCGGCTCCAGCAACCAGCCTCTGGGTCTGACCAATACCACCGGTATCGGCAGCCAGACCATCACCACCTACGGCACCTTCGCCGAGTACATCGGTATGGAAACCGATGTGGCTACTGCAAACGCTGACGGTGGCAGCCTGCGTTACATCATCAACGCTGCTGCTCGCGGTGCTCTGAAGTCGACCGCCAAGGATGCCGCTGCTGTGGCTGCTGGCTTCGTGTTCGAGGACAACGAGATCAACGGTTATCCCGTGATCGTGTCCAACCAGCTTCAGAACAACGACGCCCTGTTCGGCGACTTCTCCATGATGATCATGGGTATGTGGTCTGGTCTGGATCTGACCGTTGATCCTTACGCTGGTGCTACTGCCGGTACCGTCCGCGTGATTGCTCTGCAGGACGTGGATGTGGCTGTTAAGCAGCCTGGTGCCTTCTGCCTCGGCACCTGATCATGAGGATCGAGATCCTGCGTCAAGTCATGATCTCGGGGGAGCCGGTTAGCGCCGGCTCCTTTGTCGAGGTCAGTGAGGCTGACGGCAATCTGTTGGTTGGTAGCGGCAAAGCTGTTGTGGCGCCTGCCGTTGAGAAGCCCGCACCTGTTGAGGTGACGGAAGAGCCTAAGCCTGCTCCTGCTCCGGTTAAACCGGCCAAGAGGGCTAAGACTGTGACTTCTGAATTCCCTACTAAGGACTGATCATGGCCATCCTTTCTACCGGTCTGGAAAAACTCCAGCATTTCGCTCTGGCTCCTACCGCAGCGCGCACTTCTGATCTGAACGGCACTGCCGTCGACATGAACGATTACGAGGGCGACCTTGTGATCATCCTTGATGTTGAGGCTGGCGGCACTTCGACTCTGGATGTGAAGATTCAGTCGAGCGACACCTCCGGTGGTAGCTACACCGATGTGACCACTGTGTTCAACCGTGGTGGCACTGAGCAGGCTTCCGGCGCTGTGTCTTTTTCTCAGGTGAGCACCTCTGCTTCCAAGCAGTATCTGGTGTTCCCCAAAGGCGCTGCTAAGCGTTGGATCAAGGCTGTGTCGACCACCTCGACCTCCACTCACACTTACTCCATCAACGGCGTTGGCGTGAAGAAGTACGCCTGATAGACGTACACACTGAGCCCTGGGTTGCTTCGGCGGCCTGGGGCTTTATGCTGTTTGTATGGCATTCACCGAAGACCTAAGCGTATTTCTCGCTGATTTCGGCGTTCCGATTTCAGCCGGGACTGCGAGTGGCTTGGGAATTTTGGACATGCCGAGCGAGATGATCGCCGATGGCGTGGTGATGACGACTGATTACAAGGTCACTTGCCTCGCGAGTCTGTTTGGCAATTTGCAATATGGCGCTGGCGTGAACGTCGATGGGCTGCCGTATACGGTGCGCAATGTTGAGCTGCTTGATGACGGCAAGTTTTGCGATCTGATGCTGCAGCGCAGTGCGACACCGGTGTTGGCTGCGGTGTCGCCTGCAGTGCTTGACGGCAATGGTGTTGATATAG